AGGGTACAGAGACTTAAAACAAGCCCAAGACTATATGTAGTCCACAAGCCCGAAAGGGCGGTGTCTTAACCAAAATTATCAACCAATAAATATTATGAGTGAAGCAATGACAGTAAAACAATTAATGGAAGAACTAGAACAAATGGATAAGTGGGCTGAAGTACACATCGAAAGGTACGACAAGATAGGCTCGACTAGGTATGAATTACATACCTTTGAGAACCGAGCTGACCCCGATGAATTCATCTTGTACTTTCGGTAACCTTAAGGAGTTGCCCGCTTTCGGGCGGGCTATACCCTTAAGGATACACACAAGAAATATCCCGTCAAGAATTAATTTTTACCACATCATATCGACCGACTGTGCCTTAGGGTTTACATCTTCGGATGCCTAAGGTCATACCTCCGACTGTACTCACAGGTGGTAGTGAGGAGGGGGGAGCAGTTGGTCGTGGTGTCTTAACCAAAATATTATTATGAAAGACTTAACAAATCAACGGACTGCATTGCAGTCACTATTCAAGCACCTCAAAGATGGGGGCTTTACAATCAACGCACTTGAACCACAAGCACACTATGATATCGAAGATGATAATGACATCTTACTCATAACAAAAGATACAACCTTCAATGAAATCTTTGACTTCTATTTCGACTACGATGATGACTATATACTTACTGTAGAGAAAGACGGCAAGTCAGCCCGAATCTTACAGACTTGGTATGGTGGAGTCGAGGGTCTATACACTAACGCATCAGTACCCAAAGAGATATTCGATGACCTCGAAAAGGTTAGCGAAGAATGGTACGATGAGATGGAAGCAAAAGACATACAATTTTAACAACCAAATTATTATTATGAATACAATATACTTACCAATAGTTACCCTCATTGACAGGGTAAACAAAATGAAAGTCAACCTTGATGGTTTACCTCTAGAGTACAGAGCTAGAATCATGAATGACAATATCAACAATGACTTGGAGTCCATTGTCAAAGAACTCAGCATCATAAAGAGTGAGGTCGTGGCACACGTTACGAACACGCTTGATGGATACACCAAGGATGATGCCGACCTATTCTTAGGCAGGAATCTAAGCGATGATGAGTGGTATGACCTAAAGGAAATATTGCTCAGCAACGATTACCTATGGGAACAAGTAGGAGAGTACGCCAACGACTGGATAACAGATGAAATTATAGCAAAGGAGAACAACAATGAATAAATATATAGTATGGCTTCGAGAAGAATGCCACCACGAATATCACATCACGGCAGAAAATGTCGAGGATGCGAAACAAAAAGTCATTGACTGCACATATGATGCGGACAATTCGGGATACTTAAACAACACCTACTACGAGACTTGGGGAGATGGAGACCAAATCTTCGAGGTCGAGGAGATGGAAGATGATAAAGAACCTAATAAAGAAAGTAAAGTATGATTACATTTGACCAACTCATATTCGCACTAGCGATAGTCGAGAGTTCCCTCAATCCCCTAGCAGTAGGGGACAACGGGAACGCAGTCGGCTACCTACAAATCACACCCGCAGTGGTCGAGGATGTGAACACATTCTATGGTACGACCTACCATATGGATGACCGATACGATACCCGAAAATCTGTAGAGATATGTAAGAAGTATCTCAAGTATTGGGGCGAAGTATTCGAGAAGAAGACAGGCCACAAACCATCAGCCGAAGTCTACGCTAAGATGTGGAACGGGGGATGTTACGCATGGAAGAAGACTGACCCAAAGGTACTCAAAAATCTTGACACCTATTGGAATAAAGTTAATAAACAATTAGACAACATAGACAAATGAAACAAGTACAAAACCTAGACGAATGGCACGCTATGCTCGATGAAATAGAGCGAGCTAGAATGCCAGAGCATATCAAAGAGATGGCTCGACTCCACGCCCTCGAAGTACAATCCGAGGGTCGTGTAAAATTACTAACTTATACAACAACTAACCCACACGGAGACTAATACAATGACATCATTAGAAAAGAAAGAACAAATGTTTGAACTATACATAGATGACCTACGCTTTCTCGGTGCAGAGATACCATATCTGCATTGGGGTAGTACAAACGATGGTACAATCTATTTACTATGGGATAGAATAAATGACGATGTACACAACAAGCATCTACAATATTCAAACCTATACAGAACCAAGCTCGATGAATTTGTAAATTACTTTAACCTCACCCATCAGATTACGGATGAGGATTTATAATAATAATTAATGTAATAAGTGTTGACATCGTGGGGTGAGCCGTCCTAGATTTAGTGATGGCTCATTTCTACGACTGCACTAACGAACCCAAGTTTGAAAAGGATATTACTACACCCGCTCAAGCTAGAAAAAATAACTACAAGACCTACCCTTCAGTCACAACTGTACTAGGCATCATCAAGGATGACTTCCTTGATTCAATTTATAAACCCCGAATGATGGTAGACCTTGCCCGAAAGCACCCGAACCTAGTGTGGCAAGACATCGAGACTTTAGTATACGGAACACGGGAACACCCTGTAACGGGCGACACGATAGGTTCATCTGAATTTGGTACTGCGGTACATAAATGTATTGAAGACAAGGTAGAGGCTATGATGCAAGGCACAGAGGCCGAACCTAATCCATATGACCCATGGGCAGAACCATTCATAGAATGGATAGAAGAGAGCGAGACCAAACCAATGTGCTGTGAACATATCATTGGCTCTCATACAATTAAGACTGCGGGTTCAATAGACTTTATGGGCTACGATGAGGACGACAAACTTTTCTTAGCTGACTACAAATGCCGAACCAATACCAAAGGAAAGGCCAAGACTTACCCGAAGGACTGCGAACAGTTGGCCATTGAATCCTATATGGTGATGAAGGAATACAAACTTGACTACTTACCTAAGTGCATCACTGTATGTGTGGACTGCGATACGACCAAGCACTACCATCGGGAGTGGACACCACAGGAAATGGACATCGGTATTAAGAATTTTAAATACGCTTGTAAATTATATTGGAATAAAAGGATGAAAAAATGAGTGACGAAAACCCGAACTTAGAATACTACGAAGAACTAATACACGCAGAAGATGCCATCCAATTTGATGGCCTTGACTACGCAATCGTTGGCACTAGCCACGATGGATATTATATCTATGACTACGACAGACTGATTGAATGTTTTATGTCCGATAGTGGAATGACATACGATGAGGCCGTGGAATGGATTGACTACAATGTACTAGGAACTAATGGTGGTACAGGATTTATAGTTATATATAGCCTTGAAGAAATTTGAAATAGTGTACAGGCATTTTGATATGCACCCCGACTATCGTGGTTACCAAGTGCGATGGGCAAGTGATAAAGCCCAAGCGGTCAAGCACATATGCCCGACCAAGCCCGATAAGAATGGGTACGGAATCACTAAGAAAGGTGCGAGGATACAAATACTAGAAATAAACGAAAGGTAATTTGAATTATGAATGATACAGAAAAACTAGATTGGCTTTTAAAAGAAGCGGGACACACGAGAGCCGACTTAGATAAAGCTATAAATATAGACAAATTGATGGACGATATTGTTGCCTCTATGAAGAAGGATAAATGTGACCATCCAAGTTCCGAAGCAAGGCTTGATTGGCTTTTGTCCTATCATAACGCCACCATAGAACATACAGGTCTTACGCCTCTTAGCATAGACATCATAGATGCAGAAATTTTATCTGATAACTACGAAGAAGTAAACTAAAGGTAATTATGGGCAAGGGAATGCAACCCAAAGCGGGATACAATCAGAAACTTTACGACCAAAACTATGACGACATAGACTGGTCATCGACTAGAAAAAAATCCGATGAGAACAACAAGACTGCTAAGAAAAAAAGCAAATGACTTATCTACCCGCAAGCCAACTCGCAAAGTGGCGAAAGGAAAACGAACCAAGTAAGTGTCCGATATTAAATCGAGAGACTGACGATTGGGTAGTTGACCACGACCACAGCAGTGGTGAGGTTCGGGGTGTAATAAGTAGACAGGCCAACACTCTTATAGGTAAGATGGAAAACATATATACATCTATGTGTAAGGGTGACCCGACTGAACTCCCGAATGTCCTTGAGAACATAGCATCATACCTACGACAACCCGAATCAGAGATACTACATCCCGTTGGACTCAAGCAACTTACAAGTCGGTTTAAAAATTATCTAAATAAAGAGTACCAAATATTTGCATTAGCTACACTCGGTGCAACAATTAGTGAATTAAATGCTTGCATTAATATTTCACATCGGGTAAAACTATTTAAGAATTTATTAAAAAAATATTATGACAAAAGAAACAAATCACACACATCAACTTGTGCTGATTCAAGGAGAACTAAAAGCTCCGAAGGGTCAGATAAACAAGTTCGGAGGGTACTCTTATCGCTCCGCAGAGGACATACTCGAAGCAGTAAAACCTCTCCTACAAAAACATAACTGCGACCTTACACTCAGCGATGACATCGTAGAGGTAGGAGGTAGAGTATATGTAAAGGCAACCGCCCGACTCGTATCACACAACCCATTCTCTGAAGTAGAAACCACGGCCTATGCTCGTGAAGCTGAAGTAAAGAAAGGTATGGATGATGCACAGATTACAGGTTCAGCTAGTTCTTATGCACGCAAGTACGCATTGAACGGCCTGTTCTGTATAGACGATACCAAAGACCCCGATGCAACTAACACGCACGGCAAGTCACAACCCCAAGCTAAATCATCTTCTATTGATGAAGACCTATTTTAACCAATAATAATAATATGAATCAATACGATAACAGTAATCGTGGTCGCTTATTCAAGAATGACCGCAAAGAAAAAGAAACACATCCCGACTTCCGTGGGGATTGCGAGCTATCAGTTAAAGAACTGAAAGCTTTGTTGGCCAAAGCTACAGGTGAGACTATACCATTCTATGTAAAGGGATGGAAGAAAGTATCTAAGAATGATGTGTCTTATTTGTCACTAGCCTTTGATGCTAAGACAGAATCATCTGCACCAAAGAAACCCGCACCTGTTGAGGTAAACGATTCCGACCCGTTCTAATATGGAGTACGATAAGGAATGGTGGGATAAGTTCCGACAAGATGAGGTGGATGAAATACTCCACCTCACTAGTCTAAAGAACTCTGACTACACAGGTGGCGAGAAACAAAGTAACCCATTCGAGAACTTCGATGGGTCTACTGAGTTCGGGATTGAACCACTAGTAGGTGTAGCACTACGGATGCAAGATAAGTTTCAAAGACTTAAAGCATTCTGCCGGGATGGTGAACTATCGCTGAATGCAAAAGGCGACACGGCCCGTGACATCTTTAGGGACTTGATAGGTTACTCCTTGATAGCCATAGGGATGCTAGAACGAAACAAAAAATAACCGATAGCTATGTTAGAATCATACCCCTTTCTCATTAGAGAAACTATGACTAACAACTATCAAATGAATCAACCAATTATGTTAAAGACAATACACGAAGCTACAGAAGTATCATTAAATGCATACAATGAAATATCTAAAAGGGAAATCCCCAAGGAATCACAAGACCGATTCAGATTTCTAGGCCAGTGTTTGAATGCTTTGACTAAGCAACTCGAATTAGAGAATGATAGACTTAGTCGAGCCAAACAATAGAGAAGCTGAAGAAAAACTAATCGCTTGTTTATGTGTTGGTGGAGATTCATCCGCATACGATAGCGTATCATCCATCTTAACTGAGGATGATTTCTATTTCCTAAGACACCGGCTACTGTTCAAAGCAGTAGCCCATCTTAGCGAGACTAGCACACCGATAGACGAGATAACCATCATGGAATATCTCAAGTCCATCGAGTGCCTTGACGAAGTCGAGGGTGTCACAGGCATCATCGACATACTCAGTAAGAGTAGCAGTTCAATGCAACTAAAACATTGTACTGATATTGTACTAGAAAAAGCACACCTAAGAAGATTACGAAGAGCCTACATACTCGGTGCCGAGAATGCATCTGCCGAAACTGCAACATCACAGCAGATAAAAGCAGATGTAGAAGAGCAGACATCAAGAGTCAGTCAGACAGCAGACAGCGGACAAGCAGTCCAAGACACAGCTAATGAACTGAAAGAAGATTTTGCTGCAATGTTGAGTGGAGAATATGTGAATGATGTGGTAAGAACCCATCTACCACAGCTTGACTCAATGCTCGGTAGCGGAGGCATAGGTGCGGGTGAAGTTCTTACCTTATCTGCACCCACATCTTGTGGTAAGTCAGCACTTGCATTATACATAGCTACGCAAGCTATGCTTAAAGAGGCTGTACCTACCCTTATATTCTCTTTGGAGATGCCACGTAAGCAAATTATCAAGCGGATGGTGCAAGCCATCTCCGGGGCAAATCTGAAGCAAATACAGGAGCGTGTGATTTCGGATGCAAATCTACAGAAAGTAAACGAGGCTACCGATACAGTGGCCGGGTTACCTTTCTATAGTATTCACACCGCACGTAATCCACAGGATGTAATCAGCCAAGCTAGAAACTATGTGAAGAAACACGGAGTAAAGTTAGTAGTCATTGACTATCTACAACTTATCCCGTGGTCATCCAAAGCTAAGAGCAAGGCCGAAGGTATTGCTGACATCTCACACAAGGTCAAGCAGTTAGCACTTGAATTAAATGTAAGTGTAATACTGTTGTCACAAGTAAATAGAGAAGGAGCAAAGCGAGAAACAGGTCTAAGTCTTTATGACCTCAAGGATAGTGGTGACATCGAGAACGATGCCGACATTGTCCTTTTACTATGGCCAAAGAATGGTGACATCGAGGGTGCTAAATCCTCGGATGCCAAAGGGCCATTCACTGAACTCCAATATACCATAGCTAAGAACCGAGAAGGTGAGCGTGGTGTTGGAGGTTACTTAAAATTTTACCACTGTTTAGGAAGGTTTAAATAAATTATGCACTCAAGATATATATTAAATTATGTTGCTCAAATGTTTGAGGTAAGTCCTATAGACATTCAGCAAGAATCTAGAGGTAGACAATCAGTAGCAAAAGCTAGGGATGTTTACTTCTATCTACTAGAAGCAACCGGCAAAAGCCACAACGAGATAGCCAAGATAGGTAGACGAGAAAGGTCTAGCGTAACCTGTGCCATCAAGCGAACCAAAGAAGCTATGAAGAAAGAAGAGTTTCTACGAAAAAGAATTGAACGCTTACTGGATACAGTTATGAACGTAACTATCAATGAGCCAGCTCAATAAAAAATATTTAGATAAAGTATTGACATTAATAAATATTAATTCAATCTACTAAATGTTGTCGGGGTTTTAGTTATTTTCCCCGGCAACTCTTTATTATTCATAATGAATTAGGTAATGCAAAAGACTCCCTTCGGGGGCTTTCTCTTGTTAACTTAAAGCCTAGTCCTCTTTTCTTCTACTTTTGGGGGCTAGGTTTTTTGTTTACATATTCCGGAGAAAAGGAATTATATCCGATAACTCATTTATACTTATACCTATTGGTCGGTTACCCTCTATCATAGGTCTACGACCTTCTTGTCTTCCACTTGGTAATTGTATTAAACTCTCAATGATTGATGTACTATCCTTAGCTTCACGCTCTCTTTTCTTTCTTTGTGATTCAACACCCGGCATAGGTTTACCGGCTAGTGGCCCAGCAAACCCCGGCCCGTACCTGTAGTACCATACTGAATCCATTGGAGCAAGGTCTCTAATAATTTTTCCAGCATCCGTTCCTGTAAACTTACCTGTAAATACTTTACCTATAGCCTCTTGAAGTGAAGCAGTCATTACCACTACTTGAGAAAGTGGAACAGGAGCAATATATGCTTTACCAAAAGCTGCCACTAAACCGTGTCTTCTTGCTTCATACATATTATATTTAGATAAACCAAACATTCTAAGGAAAGCATTATCTACGTAGTCCTCCGGATATACATCACGGCCGGCAATCATATCCTTGATGAAGTCAATCGGGATACCCGCCATCATAAATGTAAATATTAATTTAATCAAATCGGCTATAGCTCTTCTCTTTTCTTCTCCACTTGCTGTCTTGGAACGAATTACACTTATCATTCTATCGTTAATCAAGTTAGTTTGCTTTACGATAAATGATTTCATTGTGTAGAACATACGAAGATTAGGATTCTTCCTAATAGCCATTGGCATTTCAAATGCATTGACCGGCTGAGTCTCCAATAGTTTTCTTACGACTAGCTCACGTACATATGGAGAATCATATACACCATTTCTGAAATCATTTATAGTTCTTTCAGCATCTTCTTTACCTACCATGAATTCAACCTCGGAGCGGAACTTTTTAAATTTATTACTATTAGGTGATAGTTTAGACAATCTTCTGTATCTGTTATAGTTAACAGTAAGGTTTGTTTCTTTCATCAGTGCATCCATTGCACGGAATCCACTTAGCCCCAATGCACCTTTAACTATCTTACCCATATTTATCTTAGCACCAACGTTATCTGATTGGAACTCAGCTGACATAAGTTTGGGGTCGATGCCCGCATCGAGTAATGTAAAATCTTTCTTAGTAAATATGGTCTTAACTATACTAGCTACGTTATTATCAAGAGCAATGAATGCTAAGTCATACAGCTGGGAAAGCGTAGTAGTCGGGTCAACAAGTAGCTGACCATAACTAAGAGTTCTACCTAATTCAGCGTATTGATTTTCATTTGTATTGGCTGGGCCAAACATTTGGTCTAATCCAAAAAATAAATCACCTAATTGCTTGTCACTTAACTCACCTCTATTATTTAATTCAGTAACTAATCTACTAAGTTTTCCGTTTTGATTAGTTAAATTAACTTGATAAGTCGACTTCCCATCCAGCATCATTGTTTTATTTCTTCTCAATGCACCATTACCAAGTAGCTCTGCCTTACCTGTTTCTATAATTATAGTGTTAACGTATCCACCTAACGCAACCTCCGGGTCTTCGTAGAATTGTAACTCCTCTTCTGATAACATACCCTTTCCACGCTTCTTTAGGAATCCCGGAATCCTGTCTCCTACATTCTGCTTGTACATTTCCTCTAACATATACTTTCTGAACTCAGCAGCCCGTTCATCTGTATTCATTCTAAGTTCACCGTTATCTTCTCTAGCCTTATCTATCTTGGCCATCCGGGAATTAAAATCATCCTTAATATCTTTACCGTAGAAATTTAATAGTCCTTCTAAGTCTTTAACTTTACGAGGAAAGAACTCATACAAATAACCAACAGGCATATCAGCAGTAACAGCCTTAGTTCTTAGGTCATCTAACAATGGTTGTACTAATAACTTGAAGTCATTGTAAATATTGTACTTACGTAGTAAAGCATCTCTCTGTCTTACTATCTTCTTACCTTCCTCTGTCGTAATGTCGGGAGTTGAATAAAGTAACTGCTTTAATTTAAGCTTATCTTTTTTATTCTTGATTCCACGTACTCTTGTTTGGAAATTGTTTATTTGTTTGAATGCTTGAGTTTGTAAGCGTTCAGTTTTTGTAAAGTAATTACTGACAACATTTCTAATCTGAGGATGTATTCTAGCAAAGAAAGAACTAGCAGACATAACCATCGCCTGTATGTTTCTACGTTGCCTTTCATTTTCTCTTTTCTTTTTCTGCTCCTGTGTAGCATATGGGCTATCAGCAAATGCATCAACCGCATCTACTCCGGATAAAATTGATTCAGCTTTGGAAACAAACTTTTGTTGTGCCGGTTTCTTATTGGGTTCAGCAGCTCTTAATAATTTAATTGTATCGGCAATAATAAATGCAGCATCTCTATTGTCACTGAGTTCCGGCCCTAGTATTTTAGTTACATATGATTGAACCGAACGAATCAATGACTTTACTTTATCATATGCTTTACCACTAAACAATGTACCCTCGGTAGTTCTACCATCTAAGATATGTTGTACAGCAAATCGTGTGTACTCAGCACCGTAATTTAAATCACTACCTAATTCACCATATGCTTCTTCCATCAATGATTTCTGTTCCGCTGTTAACGAAGAACCTATTGATGACATTGCCTTTTCAAACGCAGCCTTAGGACTTAGACTAGGATTACGTTTCATGATTACCTTGTGCATCGCAGCGTGAATAATCTCCTCACGCATTGCTGCATTAGTAAAGTCCTTACCTCTACTAGCTAGTAGTCTAGGATTGTACTGAATAGTTTGTGTCTCGTAGTTATACTGAGCCGGTCTATTGATTTCGGTATTGACCTCAATCTTTACCCCTAGTTTCTCAGCTAACTTTTGTGCAGCAGCTACAGCTGAACCTATAATGGAACGCTCCGCATCTGTCTGTGCATCTGTCTGTGCTTCTTGTTCGGTAGCACCTACTACAGCATCTCGCTGGGTTCGCCTACCTCGAAACTGTAAATCTCCTCCAATGACATTGTCACTCCCAAAGCCTTGTACGCTTTCTGAGATTTGAGGAGCTCCTCTACCGTCTCCGGTTGTACTCCAACTAGGTCTAGGAATTGCTGGTCGGAGGATGATATCTCTTGCTTCTTGTTCATTTCTTGCATTGTTATGTATTTTTGTTGCCTTGTCAACAGTATCTTTATTTCTTATTTCAGATGGGTATAAAAGTCTAATAGCCTCCCAAGTAATTGACTGCATCTGCCTTGGCTGTATGCCAAGTTCTTTAGCAGCTCTTCGGTACGCTTCAAGGTACATATGATATGAACCGTTTACTCCGATTGATGGAGCATTATTCATTAAAGTACCAAAGTTATGTCCGACTTGTTTCGCACTAGCACCTAACGGCATTAGTAATGCAGCAGCTACTGCGTGAGTATCAATAGTAGCATCACCATATGGGCTATTTGGTGCTACGATATTATTATAAAAATTTCTGACCTTATGTTTGTCACCTAAGTTTTCTGATATATTTTGCAGTGAGCCATCCCTTAGGATAGATATAGCTTTTACTATTTCACCAATAGCACCCCAAGTATTTTTAGCTGGGTCACCATCCGGCTTCATATCAATACTCATTACAGTTCCATCCGGGTTCACTACATTGTAGTACCTTCCAAACTTCTCTTGAGATATAAGACGAATCCCCCAACCAGCTAGAGTATCATTTTTATCTAATAACTCTGCGATTGTTTTGCCTCTAACTTGGTTTAAAATCTTTCTTCTCTTGTAGCCTTCTCTTTTCTGTAGTCTTTCCTTGATGGCACGCTTTTTTGCTTTATCATAATCCCTCTTTCTTAACTTACTTTTTATCTTAGCTTTTAAATCAGCAGATATAGCAGCATCTACAGCGGATTCAAGTTCTGCTTCAAACGCAGCTCCCTCTAATTTTACATTAAGGTAATGTCTAAATACATGAAGGATTTGCTCTCCTTGAGCTAAGTTCATAAACCATTGCTTCTGAGGACTAAGTACAGCTAATACACCAGCAACTTGTTCTTCAGTATAATTATATCTAGCCGCTAAGTCTTCGGTAATCTTTCTGGCACCGTCATACCATAGAGTAGCTTGAGCTCTTAAATCTTCTGGGAACTTGTTATAAAGTGCAATTAAGTTTCTTTTCATGTACTCCACAAACTTTTCATACTTAGCTTGTGTGTCAGTTTCATTCCTAATATCTTCCGGCAGATGAGCGTAATCAATCTTCTTCATCTGTTGCTCTAATTTCTTTTCCGGAACAATACTTGTATCAATGTTATCTTCCTGTGTAGTTTCACGTGGGACTGCTGGTGTACCTTGTTTACCTGTACCTACACGGCTTGAATCAAACTCAGATGACACTGGTGACATAGTAGCACCTACAAACAAAGCTCCGGATGCACCTCTCTGCATAGGTGAACGTACAATAGTTCTTTCTATCTCACGTACTATACTTGAATCAGTTCTTGGTATGTACTCACGTCCAAGCACCTCTGCTTGTCTACGTTCTATCTCACGTATCTTATTGAATAATTGTTTCTGTTCAGTTGTAGCACCGACTGTTCCTTCTTCTGATATTTGTCTAAGTGCTTCTAATCCTTCAGCAACTGCTTGAGTATCTACTGCCCCGGTTGGGTCTTCTAGTGCATCTAATCCCTTCTTGATTACTTCAGTATCTATCTGGCCTGTTGGGTCTTCTAGTGATTGTAAAATCTTTTTGGCCTCAGCTTGTGCTTCTTTTCTGAGTTCAATAATCTCTGACTTTTGTTCCGGTGTTAAATCAGTAGTCTCTAAATCAACATCACTGAATACACCAAAGTCTTCAAACAAAGGTTTACCTTGAGCGATACGCTCCTTCTGTTCTTTTAAAATTCTATCTGTCTCTGCTTTTACTTCAGCATCTCTAGCTTCTTGTTCTGCTTTAGCTTGAGCTTCTTCGGCTACTTTTAATTCAGCTTCCTTAGCTTGTATTTGTTTACGTATTTCCGGAGCACTACCTTTAGTTTCCATCTCGGCCGCAAACACATCTGCTAGTTCTGCAAGCTCTTGTTGTATTCTAGTTACATCGGTAATAGGTTCTTCATCTATTACTGGCTGTCCATCTTCTTGAACTTCTTCTTCAACAACTGGGTCAACCTTTGTTTCTGTAGGTTGTACTTCTTCTATAACGATTGATTCCGCATCAACACCGGGTAATTTAGCTGTGCTATTTTCAATAATTTTCTTAGCTTCTTCTTCATCTTTAGCTTCAAACTCTCTTACTCCCTCTGATACTACATCATTTTGTCCGATTTCTTTAGTAGTACGAGTGTACTTTACTCTAAATTTTTTCTTACTTCCAACTTCTTCTTCGCTTACAGCTTTTGTTTCCGGAGTAGGTACTTTTATTTTACCTATTCTTTCTAAACCTTTTCCAGCTAGACCAGTAACAGTGGTAGTTCCACCAGCAGATAATGAACCAACTAAGCCTTGATATAAATTCTCTCTAATATTCTCAACTGAGAATACTTCTCTATTGGAATCCAATCCACTATACTTAGTAAGCAAATCCAACGAGAATGCTTCAGCTGATTCGGTAATACCCTCTGATGCCATAGAGGTAAGAATATCTTTTCTTAATGAATTTACTACTTGAGTAAGCTCCTGTCTATTAAGTGTACCTTTGTTTGTTAAAAACTGAGACACCTTACTTTTAAGGTTGGTTGGAATAAGTCTACTAAATGCGTAATTATTTAATGCAGTTCCTATAATTTGTTGATTTAGTCTAATGAAATTAGCTTGCTGCTTTTCTTCATCAGACATTTCTGAAAACTTTTTACCTAAAGTTCTTTCAGCTTCTTCCAAGGCCTCAGTATCCATCATACCAGCTATCTGTGCCGTACGTGCTGGAGCACCACCAACAAGAGAATACATAATCATAGGTGCATATTGACCTATACCTTGTAACACTTGGCCCGGCAGTGATTGTGCGAAATCTGCATCGAGTCCAACTGTATTGGACATTGCGTTAGCTTCTGTCCTAAGATTCTCTGCGAACTGAAGAGCATCTTCTTTGAATAAATCTCTTTCTGGTTCTTCTATAGGTTTACCAGCTTCTATACCTTCTTCCTCTAGTTGTCTAGCTGACATAGTAGGCATACCCATCATAGGTATGGGAGTATAATAAGTAGGAGAAGCCATATCTTTTACCTTGGCAGCTGTCTCTACCATACCGGCTCGTCCTTTTAACTCCGAACTTCTAAGCCCTACCTCTAATGCTTTTGTAACATCACCAACAATTCCTTCTTCCCCTTGGCCTCTATTAAATAAAGAAGCAGCGTATGCTATTACGCTTTCTGAAGTAGCATCATCCGGGTGTTCAATTCTTTGAATAGACCCATCGGGGTTTCTTATTCTGCTAATTGCCACGGTTATTATTCTCTTCCTAAATCAGTATATCCAACGAATGATTGATTTTGATTCCTGTCGTCTTTAGTAAAATCAATAGTAGATTGAGTTGTAGTAGAACCAAACTGCTCCGGATACATTGATTCTAATAATGGGCCATATGTTTCATAAAGTGTTGCTAATCTAGGGTCAGTCCTAGTATCCGAAAGTCCAAATTTCTTCTTGTCTCCGGTTGAAAATGCCTTGTCCTGTTGTAATTCAAATTCTAAATAACCACCAGCATCTTTTATACCTTGGGTTTTTAGTAATTCACCTAAACCTTTTAAATCTTGCTTCTGTCTTTTTAGGCTAGAACCTTCAACAGCAGCCTTAGTCTGAAGTAAATTACTTTGCATCAAAAAGCTCATCATATTCTTAGCACCCATAGCTTTGGCTGTGGGTAATACATTTTCTACTGTCAAATCTCCTTCTGGAAACAAACCTCTAAGAAAAGGATTGTTCTCAGCTGCACCAACGAATGCTTCAGCTGCTAATTTAGTCTGTTCCTTTTCTTTTTTCTTTTTAGCATACCCGGATATTGCACTAGCAATACCAGCCATAGCTAATTCTGTACCTCGTGAAAATCCACTGAGGTCAGCTTTCATTAGTCTTGGGTCAACCTGTGTTCCTGTTTGAAATGCCATAATATTAAGTTACTGTTGTTCCTCCGGGAGAGCCAAAACCGCTTCCAAGTAAAGTACCTAGACCACCAAAAAGACCGCCTATCGCAGCACCCGATGCTTGAGCTTGCATACCTTGGAACTCTATGTCCTGTCCACGCTGTTGTAATGCTAAATTAATACCAACATTCGGGTCAAAGAGTTGAGGCCCCATAGGCCCAGCTGCTTGCCCTTGTGCTTGTCCTAGTACATTCTGCCCTAGTCCTAATGCTTGAGATGGTCTACCTAGTAATACTGAACCAATATCTCCAGCTAGTGCACGAGATTGTCCGAATCCTAATTGACCAGCTTGTCTTGCTTCTTGTCTAAGGCCGGCTCTAAATTGTTCACGTCCAAGTATTTCAGCAGCTACACCGGATTCATCTCCTAGTCTACCTCTTGCTAAAGAACCAGCACGAGCTTGTTGCTCTGCCATACGTCTACGCTCTGGTGACAATGGCCCTTCGGCTTCTTCAAATAATCTTTCTGCTTGAGCCGCTTGTAAGTCAGCTAACCTAGCACTAGCTGGGTCAGCCATTCTATAGGCTTCAACTATCTGTGGTGAAAACTCTTGTAATGCAGCAACATCGGCAGCTCTTTGTTCAGCTAGTGATTCTCTTTGAATCTCACCAGCTCTACGTCCGGACTCCTCTAGTAAATCAAATAATCCCGGAGTTTCTGTTATAGGAGCTAACTCACTTAGTGTAGACTTTTCTGCACTTAATTGTTTTTGTAGCTCAACGTATTCGGGGTTGGCCACTGATTTTCTTCCCATACCTCTAACACCACCTCTAACTGTAATTGTTTTTGGAGTAGCAGATAACTGTGCCTCAAGGTCACTGACTTTTGTTAGCTGTGCTTCATAGCCTTCACCAGCTTCTTTAGCCTCTATACCTCTAGCAAATGTACCTATGTCTGCTAACTCAAGTGCAGCATAGCGAGGACGAAACTGCTCCTCAGCAGCAATCAATCTTTCTTGTAATCGTGGGTCAGTTACTCCGCCAAAACTTCTAAAGTCTCGGCCAAATAAATATTCACCCATTGCCTTACCGGGGTCAATCGGTGGTGGTGCATCTCCTTTTCCGCCTCCCATATTATTCCTTTGCTTTTAATACTCGTGATAAAACCTTTTGTGTATAGTATACCTTAGTAGGTCGCCCTTTTCTGTATCTACTACCTATTAGTTTTTTATGTAAACAATCGGGCTCCTTTTGTATCCATCTAATAAGCATTTCTTTCCAAGCTCTTGTGGATGAAGCGAATAAGAATGCCATGAATATAGCATCGCCATCTGTGTTATCTTCTACCCAGTTGTGTACGTAGCTCCAGTCAGCATCCTTGTCGCAATTATACCACATGAATACACCAGCTACCTCACGGTCAGCATTAGATAGAACTATAAGAGTTCCTTTAAAGTGATGATAAGCAACTAACTGTCTAATTGTTTCTCTATCCCAGTTAGATAATACTTTACCGTTTTCGTTTTCTATACAGTAATCCGTAACCTTGTCTACAAAGTTTATTAAATCAAGATTACGAGTATCATTAAGCGTAGCTACTGCTTGGTTCAATAACTCGTTATCTGTTGTAGCGTATACAGATTCTTCGGCTATCATAATTACACTTCTTGTACTGTTATTGTTGATACCCCTCTGAATTTTCTAGCAGTATCATCTTCACTTTCTGTTCTATTGAAATATAAAGGATAACTATTGAGATAATTCTTTACTTGTAGTTTAAATGTAATGGTGTCACCAACAGAATAAGAAAGCCCACTCGCTCCTATGTGTATAACAAGCTCTCCTCCCCACTCTGGATTATCATAATCCATATCAAGTATCCCATGAACACTTGTTCGATTTCCAGGACTATCTGCTGTAACTATATCTGCATATGAGCCAGAATTTACTTTAAATTGTATTTTGCCTTGAATCATTTGACTTCCATAATTTCCTAAAAGCCCATGTGCATCAATTATAAATGTAGAACTAGCTAGTCTAGGTGTAATAGTAACCTCTAAAGATGGGAAGTCTGTCCAATCAGTTGTAGCAGATACAGATGAAGCAGCAGTATTATTAGTTGTAACAATATTTGGTCTTATTGAATCTACATAAGCCTTAATACTTTGCTGTGTAGCACCACGAGTAGCTGAACCTCCAGCGGTATCATCATTATCTAGTAAGTCATCATTATCAAATAACAATCCATCGCTACCAGAACCTCCAATAACCAAACTTGTTTCAGATGCGTTTGCTGTACTTCCTGTAAAATTACCTACAACCTTTTGGTCATCAAGCTGTTCAACTTTAGCTAGTGTAACATTGTTATCTGTAATCTTTACTGTGGTAACAGCATCGTCTTTTAGTTGTGCTGTATCTATACCTTGATTCTTTACAAACAATGCTTTCGGTGTAGATGAATTTAAACCAATAGTAGTATCGTCTACTGCATTAGTATTAAATACTGCATCATCTACGTGCTCATTAATATTACTGGAAGTCACTTGGCTTCCATCTGCATAGTCTGTACCTCTATTTGTTACTCCACTTCCGTTAGGTGCTGTCATATTATTCTGCTCTGTCTACTGCTCTGAATGATTCGATTCCGTCAACAGACACTGCTCTAAGTTTAGGTCTACCAACGGTATTGTTAATATCTAATTGTATACCATATGCTCGTGGATTTCCCAATCTTCCTCGGATTGAAACATCTGAGCCGGCTTGTAAAACTTCATCTCCATTAAATGAACGCAGTGTACCTACTTCTAGATTCCTGTCAAGGTTTTCTAGTTCGGCATCAATATCAAAGTTGGAATCCAAATCCGGCTGTGATTCTACGTGCATTTCAAATGACCTCCATTTTTTTCTATCGAGATTGTTAAATGTAAATTGTCTTGTTTTAGCTACACCCGGAACCTGTGGAGTTTGTACAGTACCACCAATAACTGTAGTAACATTATCTTTTCCATCCACTCTGGATTCAAGAAGGTTGATTCCTCCCAAATCATTGACTACATATACACCCTTGTCTTGGCCATCACCTGCAACAAACATATTTGTAATATGAAATCCTGTAGCGTTTACTGTATCTATTGACTCCCACTGTTGATTCAAGAAGTTATAAATAAGGATAGCATTATTTTCGGGAGAGTTATCTAATGGGACAGCTAGATAATAACGATTATCAAAGTAAACTGATACTGCTTTTGATTGATGAGCTTTGTTTATTCTTCTTATAGTTGAATCAATAGCTTCACTAAGTGGTACTTCAATACCACGTAGTTGGTATCCTTCAATGAATCCTATACCGTATACTCCATTATCTGAAAGGAATAATATTCTATTACCAACTTGCTGTATTGATTTACGGGCCAAGCAACCTACTTCATCTGTCAACACTTTAGTAGCTGCTTGATTTAGTACGGCTGAGTTCTGTATAAGATGAATACTATTTCTATTAAATACCAATAGTGTATCATCAGAGAAAGAATGAAGGCCTACAATAAAGTCAGCAGTCCCGGCATTGAAACGGAAGTTAGCATATATCTGGTCGTATGTATCTGTATCTAATATGTCTGATGCTATTACCTCGTCTAGTTTTCCGTTAGCTGTAAAGCTATCGGCTGTATCATCTACAGTATAATTGAAAGGCATTACCAATCTACGTTGGTGATAAATAGCAAATGGCGGTGCTGGCATATGTGTAAACCCCAAACCTACTGAAACCTTCCTTGTGAATACCGGTGTAGCTGATAATGTTAATCCTTCTCTTACGTGTGAATCCAACTTATCTGTTTGTATAAAAAATTCAAATCCGTCAGCTATCTTTACTGTACCTACGTCAGATTCATCACTAGCATTACCGGTTACATATATTATAAATGTAGTAGAGTCAGTGACTTCAGCCACAAATCTATCTCCATTTAAATGAGAGTTCAATGAAGCAAGTATAATTGGGTCACCTACATCTAATCCGTGAGCTGTATCAGTGACTATAGTAATCTTGTATAAGTCATCATATTCACCACTAGTTTCTTGGCCTTCATTAGTTGTGCTATCTATATCTACAGTTGAGCCTTCAGTAAAAGTTTTAGATACAATAAATTGAGCACCTATCTTTAATCCAGATGTTTGGTCGCTGGAATCCTCTTCAAATGTTTGTGCACCTACTACAGATATGGTATTACCTACGGATACACCAGTTAATTGATGTACCACACCCCTGTTTTCAACAATAGCAAACTCACCGGGTGTACATATTATTTCTACTGGTTGTGTATACTGACCACTTGTTACTTTTGTAAAGTCATTTGCTGTATTACCATCCCACTCAAGTGCCGTTTGTCCATCTCTAAATATAAACACCTTGTTGAATGCTTGAATCATATCAACCTCAGTTGTAATAGTTACACCACCCGGATACGCTATATCGGTAGAAACTTCTGTCTCTAAATTATATGCTATAGCTTTTGAATTAGTAGCTAATACAATGAACTGACTAGCATCATCATTCGGGTCACTAAATGCACAAGAACCATATAGGCCTTCGACAGCACCGTCATCAATGATAGCTGTAGTTCCATCTCCTATTTGTCCAGATGTTGGTAAAGTAAATGGTAAAGTAAGTGCACCTGTTGTAGTAACTGGTGTAAGTATTTCATCAACACCTTTACGTACTTCCCACTCACCATTCAGTCCCATACGTCCATTCTGAGAGTCCGCAAGTATACCGGGCTTCAACTGGTCTGGTCGAAGTCGATTATTGAAACCAACAAAACCTCTGTCACCATCCTCAGCAACACGGTCATCTCGATTTCCGTATGTGGAATATCTTGGCATTACTTAATCTTGCCACGCATCGCAGTGCGTTTACCGCTACCAGATAATTTTATCTTAGGTAATTTTGGCATCTTAAATTTTTTCTTAGGAACAAATGGATTGTCAGTAAGTAGATTAGATTTTTCTTTTCTTACAAACTTTGTTGCCTGTGTAGTTTTTGACTTAGGCAACTTACCAATCATACCACTTCTTTTTATTTGTCTTACTGCCGGCATATCGGGCATATCATAATCCATTTCTACACGGTTAGAGGTACTGTCTGTGGTAGGAATGTTATTCTCTCCCATTTTTGTTTTATCATCCTTAAGCATTTTAGTATTTTCCTTTTCTAGATTTTGGTGAAGATTTTTTACTACCCCCTTTACCAGCCCATAGCTTTGTACAAGCTAGGTGCTTTGCTGTTCCGGGTTTAGCTGTGTCGCATTTATGGCGAGCACGAAAAGATTTTCTCGCTGCTGGAGAATAGTTATGTCCGTATCCTGTAGCACCGGCATGAACAAGTTTACGCTTACCATCAATACAGTACAGCTTCATTATCTTCTTACCGGGTCTTGTACTTCTGCGGGTCTCTCCGCATTTCATTGTTTGCTTTGGACTTTTCTTTGCCATTACTTTTTCTTTTTAAAACTTACTTTTGCTCTAGGTGTGTTTGCTACGAATTGTTTTCCTTTTGCTCCTCCAGCTTTTTTCTTGCGAGCCGTAGCCGCTCTTTCAGATTTACTGAGGCTCTTTGCTTTAGCCATTGGAAGGCAACGGTCTGGTCGCTTCTTGTCTTTTGAGGTTCCGCATGGGCCTTTGATTGAACCATCGATTCCGATTCGTACCCAGTTTTGTTCTCTCCACTTCTTGAGCTCACCCATTCTTCTTCTTTCCTTTAGCGTAGTTAGGGTCTTTACAATACTTACTAGCCGCCATATTAGCATAAGCACTAGGATACTTATCAAATGTTCTACGTGCCCAAGCCTTACCAGCTGGACATATCTTATTTGACTTGCTTCCTTTTGCCATAGTTTTGTTTACGTACAATTTGTTTGGCCTCCATCTCAGCTGCACAAGCTGGGCAACAAGCCTTATCTTTCTTACCAAAGAATACTATAGATGTAAGTCCCATTACTTTCTATATCCTTTTCCTTTTTTATTTTTACCGGGTACTCTTTCCCCACAACTTCCTGTTTTAGATTTTGACATAATTACTTTCTTTTAAATAATACCAATGTTAGTAGTGCAAGTCCCATTATAACCCCAATAGCCGAAGGTTCGGGTACACTATTGTAATCAACCGAAAGTCTGTACTCTACTTCGTTCCAGTTATATTCCTTA